AGAAAATTTATGTGCCAGGTGAATCGTGGTTTTCGCATCCTGACCCCAGAGTTACCAGAAACTTTATTATGGCTAACACATTCAGTGATCTATTTTTTTATGGGCGAAGCACATGGGCGATTACAGGTAGATACGCCAATGGGATGCCAGCTAGTTTTACCTGGCTACCAATGGGTAGCACCAGCTTTACTGATGCTGTAGGCCCACAGTGGTTTGGGCCTAGTAATGGCGTACTGTTCGCTGGGCAACCAGTAAAAACTGAGGACACTGTGCAGTTTCTGTCACCCATTAACGGCCTGCTGTTTCAGGGTGCACGTGCTGTCGATATAGCCATCCGTTTGGATGATTCAGCTAGGCGATTTGCCACACAAGAAACAGGGGCGGGATATTTACAGCAGCGCGGTGGCGAGCCTATGACAGGTTCAGAGCTAGGTGAACTGGCACAGGCCTGGAGCGCTGCACGAAACGTAAACGCCATAGGCGCTCTTAATGAGTTTGTAAATTTTGTGCCATTTGATGGCACCCCTGACAAAATGCAGCTCATTGAGAGTCGCCAACACGCTGCAGTGGAATTATCCAGGGTGGCTAACATCCCAGCTTATTTAGTGAACGCTCCAGCAGGTACCGGTATGACCTATTTAAATGCACAGCAGGCTAGGCAGGATCTATATTTATTTGGTGCTAGGCCGTTCATTGACTGCATAGAGGAAACGTTAAGCATGGACAACATATTACCTAGAGGCCGCCATGTGGAATTTAATATGGATGGCTACCTGGGTGAAACGTATATGCCAGAAATTATGAATGAACCATCCGCTAGTGAGCGAGAAAATGAGGCTATGTCATGATCTTTTTTGAGAACCGTGAGCTAAAAATAGAGTGTGCCACAGAAACCAATAGTGATAACAGCCGCACCATCATGGGCCAGGCTGTGCCATACAACGTGACCACTACAGATTCACTGGGGCAAAAAGTGATGTTTAAGCGTGGGAGCATCCCAGCAGATGGCAGGCCACCCAAACTGATAGCAGCACATGACCAGTCAAAAATTTTGGGTGTAGTCACTGAGCGCTATCCCCAGGAGGATGGAATGTATTTTCAGGCCAGGCTGGCCGATACCGCTGATGGCCGTGACTATATGCAGCTGATGAGCATGGAACCACCAGCCATAGATGCAGTCAGTATCGGCTGCACACCCACTAAATACAAATACGATAAAAATGGCGTGATGATAGTGGAATCGGCTTTATGGGCAGAGTTATCGTTAGTCAGTATTCCAGCATTTGATACCGCCAGGATATCTAGCGTGCAATTATCAGAACCAGAACAAGAACCAGAACTACCAGCAGAGGAAACAGAACCCATGAGTGAATCACCAGCAGTCGAACTGGCCAGCCCAGCGATTATCCCCACCACCCCAATTTACGCCACAGTAAAACGTGAATTTAAGATGCCCAGCATGGGTGAGTACATCTGTAAATTTGTGGCTGGCGGTGCAGAGTTTGCAGAATTCTCAGCAAACATTCGTGCAGCAGCTCCTGACGTTACGACATCTGATCTTGATGGTGTGCTCCCGATTCCTGTGGTCTCTCCTGTCTATAACAATTTTTTGGGCATCAGGCCTACAGTCGATGGCACAGGCGGCCCTAAGGCTATGCCACAAGGCGGTAAAGTTTTTATTAGACCAAAAGTTACCACCAACGTTTCACAAGGTGTAGTTACCCAGGGTTCTACCATTACCGCTGGTACTTTTGTGGTTGATGACATCCAGGTAACTAAGGCCATCTATGGTGGCTATGTCGAACTGAGTGAGGCCAGCATTGACTGGAGCAGCCCAGAGGTGCTGAATGCACTGTTAGATGACATGGGCCGCATCTATGCAGATACCACAGATAATGTGGCTGCTGATGCTCTTGTAGCTGGCACCACCAATACTAATAACTTTACGACAGCTGATCTAGATGAGCCATCTGCATGGGCCACGTGGATTTACACAGCCAGCGCTGACATTCTCACAGCATCTAACGGAAACCTACCTGACACGCTTTTTCTCGCACCTGACACATTTCGAGATTTGGGATTATTAACCGATACGTCAGGGAGACCATTATTTCCCGTAGCAGGCCCCATGAATGCATTCGGCACAATGTCACCAGGTACCACAGCTGGCAATGCTTTTGGTTTGCGTGTTGTAGTAGATCGCAATTTTGCTAGCACTACCCTGCTTATTGGTAACGCCACCAGCAGTGCATTTGAGTGCTGGGAAACTGCTAAGGGTGCTGTAGCGATTGAGAACCCATCACTACTGGCCAGAACTATCGCATGGCGTGGCTATTTCGCTGCAGTCATGATTGACGACACCAAATTTATTAAGGCTGCATACGTCTGATAGGCGGAACTAATGAGCGCTTTTAGCGTTACGCATTCAATGCGTATAGGTGATTTTTGTGTAGTGCAAACCTTAGAGGAAACTGATATAGCTGTCGGGCAATCATTTACTCTGGCAGATGTAGGGGATGGCATGAATGGCTCACAGCTACTCATAGCTGTACCCCTATATCTGTTTACTGGCATCACTAATGAGGGTGATTTTACATTTGACTATGACCAGCTGATACCGGAGCAGTTACTGTTCCGTGACGCTGGCACAGATGTAGCACGCCACTATTTAGACCCATTTGGTACGCTCACCTATACCCAAACCTGCACGTGGGTAACATCTGCAGACTGCCTAGTATTTTTGGGCATTGATCCTGCCACACAGAATGACACAGACTATTTAGCTATGTGTGTAAATGCTGCTAACCAGTGGGTGCTGAGGAAACGTCAAGAGGCAGGATATTTTGACCAGTCTCTCAGTGTGGCCCCTAGTGCAGATATAGAGCTGGGCACCATCATCTATGCGTGTATGAATTATAGAGAACGTGGCAGTATTGATTCCTACCAAACATTTGATTCTGGTGGTGCAGCACCAGTGTTAAGCATGGGCCGTGTTATGCAGCTAATCGGCTGTAATCGTTCACAGGTGGCGTAATGCCAGCCAGCGGTATTTTTGCTCAGTCGATCACAAAAATAGCTGACACGATCACAGCGTTAGGTTTAGTGGCAGTAACTGACCCACGAAACGCTAGACCACTAACGTGCCTAATAGAAATGCCCACCTATACACAGTTCACTAATCAGGTGGCTGATATTTCTGTAGTGGTTCACATTCTCGCTGGCCCACCATCTAACCAGGACAGTGGCGACTACCTAATGACCACTTTAGATATTTTGATGGATTCAGAGCTGGCCATCACTGGTGGTTCACCCACACTTGTAGTAATCGGCTCACAAGAGTTGCCAGCGTATGACGTAACGATAAGAATAGGCTCACAGCGCTAACACAGGAGACACCCACATGGCCACTACCGTTTATCTAACTAACCCCACCATTAACATCACACAAGGGGCTACCACCACAGATTTTACCGATAACACATCTAGCATTACCGCCACATTGGGCTACACCAGCCTGGAGACAACTGCATTTGGCTCGACAGGTTTGTCATTTTCTAAGGGTCTCGCTACATCTGACATTTCTATGACAGTTTTTATGGCATATGGCGCTGCAGAAATCGAGGCTGCACTAGCCACCTATGTGGGTACCGGTACGAGCGTGCTGGTGTTCAGCCCAGCAGGCCTCACAGAGTCTGCCAGCAATCCAGAGTTCACGGTAACTGGGGCCATGCTGGCTGCCTATGACGTTGTAGTGGGCACAGTTAATGAGCTGTCAGTAGTTGAGCTGTCCTGGACAGGTGGAACCTGGGCACGTGACGTAACCCCATAATTTTAATAATCCTGATACCGACTAAGGAGCAAAAGTGAAACTACATTTACGCCTAGATTTAGGTGACGGCCCTATCGAGCTAGTCACTAACCTGATGGTCATCATTCTGTGGGAACGCAAATTTAAGCGTAAAGCATCCGATATGGCTAACGGTATCGGCCTAGAGGATTTAGCATTTATGGCGTATGAATGCTGCAAAATTTCTAACGTGCCAGTTAAACCCATTTTTGATGATTTCATTAAGTGCATAGTCGATCTAGAGGTAGTTAGTGAGGAAACCGAAAACCCCACCCCAGGGGCAGTTTTAGCAGAGGACTAGCAGAACTGCTGGTGCATACGCATTACTGGCCCCCAAATATAGAATTTACCCTGAGCGATTACATTACAGTCTTAGATGTAATCAAAAAACAGCAGAGGTAGATCATGGCTAAGACTCCAGAAATAG